CCAAACTCAATGAAGATAAAGTTAGGGAAATAAAAATTAAACTTAACAATGGAATTAAAGGTACTGTGATTGCAAGAAAGTATGGCATCGTTGACCAAGTTATTTATGATATTAAGCACGGTAGAAGTTGGAAACATATTTAAGGAAATAAATAATGGCTTGTAATTGTGTAAATGATGAAGGTTATCCATCGATGGATTGTGATGGTACATGCTCATCATCAAGAATGATTAATCCTCATAAACAAGAACGCGCAATGGAAGATTCATTTACACCTAATCAATTGCAGCAGGTTAAATCAATTGTACGTGAGGCATTATCAGTTAGCCCTATGCTTGCTAGAGCATGGCAAGAAGGATTTATTATGGGATTCAAGGAGGGAGTTGATTATGGAAATTAAAAAAGACAATGACAAAGCCTTCGACAAACAAGTTGAACCACAAATTGGTTTAAGTGTTGAGAAGTTTACCGAGGCTAAAGGTAAGGTATTTAATAAAGAACAAGAATTGTTTTATAGGGCTACGGATTATAGGGGTAGTTGATGAACGTGAGTATTAGAATAAAAGATGCTATTGATGGATGTGTATTAGAGCTTGAAAGTGTAGATGATCAAGAAGAAGTTTTATTGATATTCCATGACATTCATGCTTCATCTGATTTAGAAGATAAGCCATGTATTCAGGTAAAGATTGAAGAAATTAAATTAGCCTTAAGAAAGTTAACAGCAAAATAAACGGGGTTCGTGATGGATGAGTTTTTAAAATGGAGTCTTATCCCTAAATTTAAAATAAATGTTGTGCGATGCAATCAAGATGTTGCCATACAAATTGTATACGGTAATTTAAAAGAACCGACTGAATGTGTAAACACTTGTTTTTCGTATCCTAACAATCCTGATTCACTTTCATTAATGTTAGAAACATCATTAAATAGTTTGTTAAGGTCGCTTAATTTTCCAACTTCAATTAAGGAGTTTCAAGATGCCATTAGTCAAAGGAAAAAGTAATAAAGTTAAAGAAGAAAACTTTCACGAATTAAAGAAAGCACATCCGAGTATGCCTAACAAGCAAAGGGTGGCTATTGTTTTGAGTGAATCTCGTTCAGGAAAGAAAGGTAGGAAGAAATGATTTGTTGCGAACATGGTCAACCTGAAAGGCATGCTTGTTTAAATTGTTGTAAGAATGAATTAATTAAACTCATAGTATCAGAGGATAAAAAATTAGAGGATGACATCCTAAAACTTTATCGATCACGTGAAGCAATGTCAAAAAGTCATAAAGAAATATTTGAAAGATTGGATAGATTAGAAAAAGAAATTGATGAAATAAATAATGGGTTAATTAAAAGAGTAGGCATTCTTGGCGAAGCCCTTCAGGGAATGTCTGATGAGAATGCAAGATTAAAATACAAACCTCATAAATGTCCTGTTTGTGATGGAAAGGGGAATCTTCTCTACAAATCTAGTCACGATTCAGGCGGTATTTGCGTTCCATGTAAAGGGCACGGAATATTATGGGGCTAATCAAACGATTCCTATGCTTCTTAAATGGCCATTCATTGATAGGATTCCCATTCATAAATGAGCAAGGTTGTTTTTCCGTTAAGTGTACTAAATGTGGTAAAGTCGAAAGCATTAAACCTCAAATCAGATAAGGATATCTATCATGGCCGCAGTACCCATTAATTTAGTCGTTGAAGTCAACTTACCCGGACAACCTGAAGATGGTTCAAATGTCCGTATTGTCAGGTTAAAGTGTGGTAATACCCTATCAGAAGTTACTGGCGCAGGGTTTATTAATCCATTGGTTAAAAGCCAAGGCTTGGCCATGTATGAATCTGATTTTGTCTTTGTTGCAGCCTCTGATGGTAACCAAATCTATAAGCCCGTGTTTGGCGCTGGTGGTGAGATTACCTTGACTGTATTACCATAGTTAATTGGCAATAATGGCAGAGTGGATTAATGCTGAACATGGAATAAAACCGACTGCGGCCACCATGGGCTTAAAAACGTCTTTTGGGTTAGATTCCCATTTGATGGAACGCTAGTTCAAGGGTTCGAATCCCTTTTATTGCCACCAATTTACTTCTCAAGGATGAGAATACATGGAACGTGAGCCTAATGACGTTAATCAGGATTTTGACCCTGAGAAACTGAACGAAATGGAAGAAAGGCGCATCAAGGCTTTAGATGAAGCTGGCATTGATGAGCAGGAAGTGTTAACCCAAGCTGGTAAGCACATGAATATCTGGCAATCCTACTTTGGCGAGAATATTACTAGGGGTAAGGATGACGTCAATTTTGTCATACGTGACCAGTGGACAGCGATAGAAAGGTCAGAGTTTACGCGTCTCTTCAAGCCTGCCATGACGTTCAATAAGCTTTATGATTCAGTCAAGAAAGTAGCAGGCGAACAAAGAAAAAACAAGCCAGACTTAATTGTAAGATCATTAACGGGAAAGGCAACTCAGGAACAAATAAACCTCCGAGCAGATTTAGTACGAACAATATCATATCAATCACAAAATGATTTAGTTTACCAGACAGCATTCAAATCATCCCTCATGATGGGTTATGGCGCGTTCCAGATAATGTTGGATTATGAGAATCCAAATTCATTTAATAGGGTTATTCGTTATGATCTCATATCAGACCCTACGCGAACAGTGTTTGACCCTACGGCATTAAAGCCACACAAGGGTGATGGTAATTATTGCGCTAGGTATTACGTATTTAGCCGTGATGAATTCTTTGCAACTTACCCTTACGTGACAGACCCTGTCAGTTATATTGACCCTTATATGCTATTAGACTTCCAATGGCAAACTAGGGACACGATTACGGTATGCGATTATTACGTGAAGGAATGGTTTCCCATTACCATTTATAAATTGAGTGATGGTCGTGTAGTCAATGAAGTTGAGCTTGAGCAAGTGCGTAAGGATTGGAAGCTACAGCTTGAGATAACCGAAGAGACACAAGAAGTTAAGAAAATAGTCAAGATGATGGAGCCTGTTGTTGTTAATGAAAGGCAGACCCAAGACTATAAAATCATGCATTATCGCTTAATACGTAACCAAATTATTGATTTTTCTGAATGGCCAAGCAAGCAATTGCCTATCATTTTCGTGGATGGCGATTCGTATTATATTGAAGGCCGACAATATACGAAGAGTTTTATACATGAAGCTCGTGATGCTCAAAAATGCGTTAATTATTTCGGAAGCGAAATTGCTGCGGAAGTTAAGAATAGAAGGCGCGAGCAATGGTTGGGGACGCCAGACAATATATCGGGATATGAACAAGACTGGAGAAACCCAGAGCTTCAAATGGGGATATTACGCGCTAAGCCTGACCCGAAAACTGGCCAGATGCCAACAAAGATGCCAGCGTGGGATTTATCTCCTGCAATCATGCAGAATTTCCAGCGAGCTACTCAGGATATACGTGAAATACTGGGTTTTTCAGAGACGGAGTCTCTACAAGGTCGCGATATCTCTGGCAAGGCAAGACGTGAACGTAAACTAGAAGGTTCGATGTCTGCTTATGTGTTCCAAGACAACATGAACCAAGCAGTAGAACAAGGTGGGAGGGTAGTCAATGACTTATTGCCTTACATTATTGGTGATGATGAACGTTCAATGGTATTGAGCAAGAAAGATGGCAAGACCCAGACTGTCGTAATTAACCAGCGTGATAGGGAAGGAAATTTAACGAACGACCTTGGCGTTGGTGACTTTGACGTTGAGATCAGTGCAGGCCCATCATTTGCCGTACAGAAAGAAGTGGCGCTTGAATACTTCCAGATGACGGTTGCCAATAACCCACAAATATTTAACTTGATAGCTGACCTTTGGGCGGAAAACCTTGACATTGAACAAATGGAAACCATCAAGGATAGGCTAAAGACCTTAGTCCCACCTGAAATATTGGCGAAGGAAGAAGGAAGGCAACCACCTCCTCCACAACCAAATCCACAAATGATGATGATGCAGATGGAAATGGCTGGTAAACAGGCTGAAATCCAAAGCAAGCAAGCTGAAGTGCAACTTAAGATGGAAAAATTAAAGCTTGAGCAAGAAGAGCTTGAACTCAAGAAGGCTGAAATGTTCTTGAAGGCCCAAGAAGTGCAAGACAAGGCTACAGCTGGGGTATTTGCCCATAAGTTAGATTTAAAGAAAGCTGAAGTGATTCATGGTATGGATAAAGACAAACATGAAATGGACTTTAACCATAAGGTAACAGCCATACTTGCTGACATTTATAAGCATGATACCACCTTGGAACATAGCAAGAAGGAAAAGAAGGAATAAATGCCCACTGCATGAATCAAACATGCAACTAATCATTACGAGTGATTTGTTATGTCATTTAACTAAGCGGGCTAAAATGCCCAAGACAGGACTTGAACCTGTGACCTACCGCTTACAAGGCGGTTGCACTACCGCTGTGCTACTCGGGCTTAATATTGGCGGCTAATAGTATCATTGTTAAATATACTGACAATGATTTCCTAATGCCTAATAGCTCTGAATTATATTTTTTATGGTAATCCTTTTTTTCTGGCTTTTTACGCTGTTTAGATTGTGCTTTTTTCCATTGTTCCTTTAAGCAGTCATGGCATGAATACCACGACCTGTTTTTAGTTGTTTTAAGCTTAAATTCAACAAACCCATGCTTGCCACAATTTCTTTTTTCATAGTCACTTTTCATGCATCGGATTATAAATCATTTATCAAATAAAAGGTATATATATGGCGGTGTATTAACCACCCCATCAGCGTAAAATTGCGTTATACGTGTGCAGGACGCACATCGGGCGACACAGCGCCTTAACCTGTGGGGCAAAAGATGCCAAGTGGAGAAGATATGGATAGCGCTCAGGATATGTCGGGTAACGACACGGAACAGCTTACAGGTGAAGTAGCAGAAGGTTTAGGTCTATCAGATGAAGCGGCAGGGGAGCTTGAAAACGCCCATGCGAATAATGGTAGTACCAATAGCAGCGACCCGCTTTATGTCCAGAAACGGCTAAAGCAGCAAAAAAGGGCTCACGAGAGGGAAATTCGTGATTTGCACGCTAGGATGGCGGAAATGCAATCGAATATGCAAAATTCAGCTACGAACCAAGAAGCTAATCCCTATAACTCCGGAAACGGTGATATAGATGAAGCGATTCACAAGGCAGTTAGTTTTGCGCTCCGGCACAAGGAAATGGAAGAGGGCAAAGCTAGGGAAGCAAAATCACAGCAACATATTGCCAAGCAATACCAAGAACTGAATAAGCACTTGGATAATACGGCAGATAAATACGATGACTTTGATGATGTCGTACGCAGTGATAGTGTCCCCTTTACAGCCTCAATGCGTGATGCCGCTTTAATGTTACCTAAGAAGGGCCCCGGTAGTGCAGGCGAAGTCCTGTATCGCTTAGGCAAATCCCCTGAAGAACTTTCCAGAATCTCACAACTCCACCCAGTAGACCAAGCAGCCGAATTAGTCGCACTGAGTCATGCCCTGATTAGTGGTGGTGAGCAAAAAGGTTCTGCACCTCGTCCATTAGGACAAATCAAGGCCAATCCAGTCGTCAATTCCGCAGGAATAACGGAAAAAACATCCCCGTCAGCTATTAGGGCGTTGATGAAAGCAGGCAAGTTTAAGTAATTAACCTTGCGGTTTTAAACGGACGATTTAACTCATGGATGGAGATTGGCTATGCCTAATCAATTTATTACCACGCAATTAGTTTCAAATACCGCCTTGGCAATGTTTGCCAACAACTCCCCTTTCATCATGACTGGGTCTAGGATTTACCAAGATGACTTCCAAAACTCTGGGTACAAGATCGGCGATACTTTGCAAGTGCGTAGGCAGAATAACTTTATCGTTGGTGATGGCTCTACTGCCGTACCACAAGACATTATCGAAACTGTTGAAAATATCACCGTGGCACACCAATACCACGCATTGATTGCATATACCGTGCAGGATTTGACATTGCGTATTGAAGATTTCAGCCGTATGTTCATCCAGCCAGCCATCCAAAATATCATTACCCAGATGGAACGTGATATTTGTGCTGATGCTGAACAAGAACTGTATTTTTATAGTGGTTCAGCCGGTTCACCTATCAACTCCTTCTCAACCGTTGACATAGCAGGCGCTAAGTTACTTGAACAAGGCGTTAACATTGCATCCGATGCTTACCTTGCGATGACCGTTCGTGATGGTAGCTCCTTAAAGTCTGCACTGTTAAATAACTTCACCCCAGTATTTAACGAAGAAATTGTCAGGCAATCAGCGATTGGGCATTTATCTTATTTTGATATTTTCCAATCCCAAAACATTGTTCGTCACCAAGCAGGTGCAGGCCCTACCTTGCATCCCGGCGATACATTGACGGTGAATGGTACTGTTTCATCTGGTAATACAATTGTGTTAGCTGGTGCGACCATATCCGTTACCAACTACTTTTTACCCGGTGACTTAATCCAGATTGCTGGTGTTAACTCGGTTAACCCACTTTCCCGTAAGTCTACTGGCCAACCAATGCAGTTTGTCATTACCGCAGCCGCAAATTCTTCCGGTGGTGGTGCTGTGACAATCACGGTTAGCCCAACCATTGTAAGCTCTACCTCTAGCCCATTACAGAATGTGGATGTCCCAGTACCAACAGGTGCTGCCGTGACTGTTGTCCCATCCTATAACGTGAACGTGGCCTATCCAGCCCGTGCGCTAGATATTGTTTGCCCGCCTCTTTATAAACTCCAAGTGCCTTATGCAAGTGTTGCAGTAGACCCTGAGACTGGCTTGTCACTCGCTGTTACACAAACAGGCGATATTTTAGGCTACCAAAACTTAATGCGTATCGACATTTTGTGCGGCTTTAAATGGCATCCACAATATGCCGTTAAACTGTTGTCATAAGGGGAATTAAGATGAAAGACAGATATGATGGTAATCCCGGAAAGGAAGCTGCGATCGCTAATGTCCGCCAAAGACGATTGGAATCCCAGCATGAAGGGAAGGATAATTTTGTCAAGAAGCAACAACGCGAACTAGACAAGTATGCTGGTCGCAAGCCTGACATGAAAGCTGATATGTTTGAGTTCAACGCCAATATGCAGAACAACGGCAAATGGGCGCAAGAATTTGGCAAGAAGCTAACTTCCGGCATTGACCATGTTGCTTTCCCTGTTGATGGACAAGGCGACGACTCTTAATGTCGAAAATATAAGGAAAAATCACCATGTCTAGTTGATGTGGTGATTCCTTCGACATGGTAGGAGGCAAGGAATGCCACAAGTCACGCGCACGACTAATGATGTCATCATTAATGCGTTATACCTTATTGGTGAACTAGGAGTAGGTGAGAC